ATTATGACAATTAAACATGATCTAGACCACGAAGTACATCTTGACCCTAAAGATGGAAAGGAACATATCAATCATGGTATGTTGGAATACAAGAAGTCAGAACTCGAAGAAGTACATGCAGATTATGAATATGCACATAAAGATGATGTAGTAGAACCGAATGAAGGTAAAATTAATGATTGGCATACTCGTCACGAGGATAAACATTTAGAAATATATTGTGATAACCATCCTGACGCTTTTGAGTGCAGAGTGTACGATGATTAGGACACTTAAATAACTGTCACACCCTCTTGCACAGAGGGTTTTTTATTGCTATAATTAGTACAGGGAAACAAAACTGGCATCATACATCCATTTTTGGTTAGGAGTGTAAGTCCAAGTTTTTGTTTCTCGCACCCAATATACAACCACCACATTATTATGTCAACTAGGGCAAGAATAGGTATCTTATTACCTGACGATTCAATTCTCTCAGTATATCATCATTTTGATGGATACCCAGAGGGATTAGGTGTTACTCTTAAAGAACACTACAACACTTATGATAAAGTTGCCGAACTTATAGATGGTGGCAATATGTCAAATTGTTGGTCTGATAGTAAGTTTGACGTAGAGACAGGAGAATTTACACCAATCGCAGACCCAAAACCCACATATTATGGTGGCGATGAGGAAGCACCAATCTTAAGTAAGAACTTTGATGAGTTCACACGAATAGATTGTTGGCAAGAATACTCTTATGTGTTTGTCAAGGACAGATGGGTAGGATATTCAATTCGTCACAAATGGAATGATGATTACAGTAAGATGACCGATTGTATCGTAAATGAGGTAGAAATACCAAAAAAGCAGACAGTTGACTAAGTGTCACAAGGGGGTGTTCAACCCCCTTTTTTAATGCTATAATATGTGTATAACAAAGAAACACCCCTATGGAAAAAGTAATCGGACAATCAGTTCAGAAAACAAATCAAGTCTTTTTAGAAAGATATGTTGATGACTATTGTAAAGCTCTTGATGAGAACTACAAACAGGACACAATTAGAAGTTTAGAGCATAACTTACAACGTGACCCAGAGTGTACTTATTCAGCAGAGCAACTTGTGTTAATAATGCAAGGTAAAGCAAACCTAGACAGGTTTAGATACTATGAGGGTAAGAAGTACCTTAAAGTAGTTAGAGAAGAGTATGACGAAACAAATGATAGATGGAGAGACACTACAGTTCACGCATTTGTTGACAGTAAAACAGGGGATGTATTCAAACCTGCATCTTGGAAAGCACCCGCAAAACACGTTAGATTCAATTTTTGCAACAAAAAAGATATGTTGTTCTTAACTGACCCTAGATGTGTAGGATGGGCGGGTGGATACTTATACTTGAGATAATATGACCGCAAAGGAAAAACTAATTTTTATTCTATCTTTCTTATGGATGCTACATTGGGGAACAAATCTTACATCTACCATTTTGGATATGGTTATTCTAAGAAACGGTGTGAGAGTATTACCACTTGGTTTATAAACAAACATCTACCTCGACAGGAACTAATAATTGACATTGTTCATCGTAGTCTATCGAAGGATGATTGTTATGGATATTTGGATGCAACTAATTATTCCGACCCAACAAGTTTTACTATATCACTTCATTCTAAAATGAAAGAAATTGATTATGTCAAAACTCTTTTACATGAATTAGTGCATTTAAAACAATGGGTAGAGGGTACACTTACACTTAAATCAGGTAGAACATACTACAAAGGAAAGAATGTAAGTGACATCAAATATTATGAGCAACCCCACGAATTAGAAGCATTTAAATTGCAAGAAGAACTATATATTCAGTACAATAGAGATATGTGTAAGTCAGGCAAGGGAAAGTATAATTTTAAAAAATTACCACAATTCACTCTTTAGACAAATGCAACTCAAACACATCGAACATCCCGAAGATACTATTCTTACTGGAGATTTATCAGCAATTAATTGGTTCACTTTACAGGGAAAGGTATCTCTTAAAATAGATGGTTGCCCTGCTATTGTATGGGGAACTAATCCCGAAAATGAAAAGTTTTTCGTAGGAACTAAATCAGTATTCAACAAAGTCAAGAAGATGATATGTCACTCTCACGAAGAGATTGATATATTGTATGCAGACAAACCAGACTTAGCAGATAAATTACACAAATGTTTTGATAATTTAGTCAGAACAGAGAATATCTATCAGGGAGATTTGATAGGTATAGGTGGCGATGATTACTACCAACCTAACACTATAGGTTATCTATTTCCATACAAGATAGAACACAATATTATCATCGCACCACACACAGAGTATGTCGCTACAGGAGATTCTCTTGTAGATACTCACGCAATACCACTTGACCATATACTTGAGAATGACTTGGACAAAGTATTGTATATTCAATGTAATGCTATTGCAAAGTTTCAAACATTTGTATATGATAGATGCCAGTTTGCAAAACAAATGGCAACTATGGTACAGTTTGTTGATGACAAAAAAGCACAACAAATTAAAAAAACTATCAATCATTGTATCCGTACTGGAATACCAATTACAGATGATGTAGTTAACGCTATATCACACTCACATAATATTGACCCTAACTTAATGAGACTTTGGAAGTTAGTTAAGTCAATTAAAATGGATGCACTTAAAAGATGTGAACACGATGGATGGTGGACAACATTTGACGATGATGGCGAAATAGATGGCGAAGGTTATGTAATGTGGAACAGATGGGGTATATACAAATTAGTGAATAGAAATCAATTTAGCAGATTAAATTTTCTAACGAACAATAATTGGGTCAGTTCATAAACTGGCACACATAGTATTGTATTCCATATCAAATGGACTATAATAAGTACATAACAAAGAAATCCCTTATTATGAACTCAGGAACATCAAGCACAGAACTCAACGATATGCTCACAGAATTTGTGAACTATGTTGATTCATTCTATGGTCAGAATGACCCACTCTATCCTATGATGTCTCAAGAGACTAAACAACCTCTTACAAAGTATGACATTCTTAGAGCAACAGAGAACTACCTATCAATGTGTAGTGATAAGACCAACAAGTCTTGCACTTGGGGGGATGGAGACTCTCTTGACAGAGAAAGAGTCAGAGACATTCTACTTTATGATTACAACTACAAGTTTGTAGGAGAGTAAGATGAAAGTATCAGAACTAATCGAAGCATTGTCATACTATGATGGCGATGACAACATCACATTCTACTTCTTGAAGAATGATACTCTCACTAATTGTCAGGTAGAGGACATAAGTTTCTATACTGATACTATGGGTGTTGAGTTCACTATTCAAGACACAAGTGAAGTAATGGAGGAAGTCGATGTCTAAAATTAGAAGTGAATTTCCACAGACACCACTAAACTTGACTTTGAGAGAAGAGCAGATAAGCATTATCTTATGTGCCTTAGAAAATTCTGTCAAGTATGCTGATGCAGATTACATTGAAGAAGTTGACGAAATCTTTGAAGTCTTGGAAACAACAGTTGACAAGTTTTACAATAAGATTGAAAAGGCAAGAGCAAAAAGACCAGAGGAGGAATGGTAATGGCACTACACAAACTTGTATTAGATGATATGGAACTAACAGCACTCATAACACACCTAGAGGGTCAGAGTGAAATGATGGTTGAGTCACGATTGAACTGTAGTGACCCAAGTGAACTACCAGATAGAGAAGAAGTGCTACTTAATCTTGTATATGCAAAGGCATTTACAATAGGTTGGGATGCAGACAAAGACCCTAACAATGATTTTGACTTAATTAAAAATCAAGATAGAATATATCAAAACAAATTGTATCCACAAGTTTACGGACAAACAAAATGAAATTAGATAACTACGAACTATCCACTCTACATTATACACTTTGTCATTATATTGGTAGTCAAAAAACCCAATTAGATGAAGATGAGATTGAGTGGTTACACACTTTAAGAGAGAAAGTAGATAACATTATGCAACTTCAAGCACAATATGATATGGAGTGTGGTTAGGACAGTTAAATTACTGTCACATCACATTGTAATATGGTAAAATCTTTGCTATAATAATAGTAATTACAAAATGATTATGACCCCCGAAGAAAAGTATCGTAACCTCTACGAACAGATGTATGACCTATGTGAAGAACAGGGATGGGGTGATCCATTCTCTTATGCAAGGTCAAGGGAAATTTATATGGCGGGTTTACTTGGTCATAAAGTTGCAGATGACTATTCTGGGGAAGATGCAATTGATGAAAATGGTGGATGTGAATACAAATCTACCATAGGTAAAAGTGTCAATGGAACTTATAATGGTATAAGTGTTCAAGATACTTGGGAACTACAGGAGAAATATATTGTAGAGGATAAAATTGGTAAGTACCAGAACCATTATTATGCAAGATTCAAGGGTGGTAAGGTTGAAGAAGTCTGGAAGTTAGGTTGCGATGTTGTATTGGATTTATTATTACCAAAGATTAAGAAACAGTTTGATGAAGGAACATCACACAAGAAAGACCCTAGAATAGGGGTAAGTATTGGACAGAAGGAGATTGAGAGTTATGGTCAAAGAATTAGATAGTGGTAAGTTAATGTATTCGGTGGGTAACAACGATGAATGTTACACACCTGACTATGGTGTCAAACCTATACTGAAGTATATTCCAGAGGGTGCTACTGTATGGTGTCCTTTTGATACTATTGATAGTGAGTTTACTAAACAAATATCAAAACAAAATAAAGTTATTGCTACTCATATTAGTATGGGTATTGACTTCTTTGACTTTGAACCAGAGTATTGGGATGTGATGGTATCAAATCCACCTTTTACCAATAAGAGAAAATACTTTGAGAGAGCATTATCATTTGGCAAACCCTTTGCGTTAATAATGACAAACACTTGGTTGAATGACTCAGCACCAAAACAACTATTCAAGGATAAGGACTTGCAGTTGTTGATGTTTGACAAGAGAATGAAGTTTATTAGTCCTGATGGTAGAGACAATGATAAGATAACATTCAGTAGTAGTTACTATTGCTATAACATATTACCAAAACAAATTATTATGGAAGAGTTGAATGTGCCACCTAAAAAAGTGTCCACTAAGAGTGGAAGTATGGCAGTTTTACCACTATAATAGTAGTATAACAAAGGAGACAACCCTTATGTCTAAATCAAAAAAACAACTCAAGAAAGACCTTAAGTATCTTAAGAAACATCTTGACGATAATAAAGAAATCAACCAAATTATTGAACATACAACAAAAATTGGGATTTCATCCGCACAATATTTTTGTGAAGAGTTTGTATTCATTCCTGATGGAGAAACACCAGAAGAATGTGCAAGATTCCACGATGTTGAGTATCTTGACATTACAGAATTCAACTATCATCATTGGATAAGTAACAAAATGGAGGACTACTAAAATGACCACAAAAACAGAAACACTTATTCCCCAC